ATGGATAAAGAATTATTAAAGAAAATGAAAGTACGTCAAGAGCAAAGATTGGAAGAGTTACGTGGAAAAATCGAATCTGGTGAATTGCGTGAAGCAGATATCGAAGGCGTTCAACAAGAAATTGATGCAGTCATTGAAGAACTAAATGGAATCAAAGATGCGTTAGAAGATGATGGTGACTCTAGTGGTACAGGAGAAGGAAAAGATGATGGAGTCGGCGATGAAAGTGCTGATCCTGACAATCGTTCTAGTGATGAATCTAATTCAGATGGTGATGATGAAGAAGGAGAAGATAATCCAGAAAATCGTTCGGGGATGATCACACAAGAACAACGTGATGGATTGTTAGACTCCATTAAATCAGGATTGGAGGCAAGAAGCAAAATGACCAAGAAACAAAAAGATCAACAACTACGAAAAGCATTTGCTAATTTTGTAATTGGAAATATTTCTGAAGCAGAAGCTCGAGCTTTAGGGATTGAAGCTGGCAACGGTTCAGTTACTGTCCCAGAAGTAATTGCATCTGAAGTTATTACTTATGCTCAAGAAGAAAATTTACTTCGTAAATACGGAACAGTGGTGCGAACATCAGGAGATGTCAAATATCCAATTCTTGTGAAGAAAGCAGATGCGAATGTAAACAAGAAAGAGCGTTTAACTGATATTGCTGAAACAGCTATTCAGTTTGATGAAATTTTGCTTAATCCTGCCGAATTCGATGCTTTGGCAACAGTAACTAAAAAATTATTAAAAATGTCTGGTGTTCCAGTTGAAGATATTGTTGTGGAAGAATTGAAAAAAGCTTATGTGCGTAAAGAAATCAATTATATGTTCAATGGTGATGACGCTGGAAATGAAAATCCTGGTGCATTAGCCAAAAAGGCTGTAGCATTTGAAAAACCTTTAGATCTAACTGCTTCAGGTGCTGGGCAAAAATTATATGATGCATTAATCGAATTTAAAAATACACCAGTGACAGAAGTGATGAAAAAGGGACGCTTTATTATTAATCGAGCTGCTTTGACTGCCATTGAAAAAATGAAAACAGATGATGGATTTCCTTTGTTGCGGCCATTCACACAAGCAGAAGGTGGAATTGGTTACCAATTAGTTGGCTATCCTGTGGATTGGACAGATGCAGCAGATAAAAAGAGTGAACCAGACACACCAGTTTTATATTTTGGCGATTTTTCTGCATTTAAAATTCAAGAAGTTATTGGTGCCTTGGAAATTCAAAAACTTGTTGAAAAATTCTCTGGTAAAAATCAAATTGGATTCCAAATTTACAACTTGCTAGATGGTCAATTGGTTTATTCTCCATTTGAACCGGCAGTATATCGCTACGAAATTACAAGACCAGTTGGTGGTTAAGATGGAAGAGCAAACTAAAGAATTGTCTTTAGAGGAAAAATTCAAATCACATATTCATTTTGAAGAGGGCATGGATGATTCTTTGCTCTCTTTTTATTTAAATATGGCAAAAGATTATGTCAAAACAGCAACTGGTGGCCAACAAGAATATCTTATTTTGATGGTTGCCGGCATTGCCTATGAATATAGAGTTTCAGAGGATGAACTCGACAAAGCTATGAATGCCATGACGCCATTTATCGTGCAAGGAGCGATTCAAAATGCCGAAGAGACAGACTAATAATCTCAGATGGAAAGCCGAATTGCTAGACATCAAAACAGGAACAGATGGAAACGATCGTCCAACTACAGTTTACGAATTTAAGCGTACAATATTTTATGAGGAACTCGGTGTGACTTCTCAAGAAAAATATTTATCACAACAAGCCAAGACAGACGTTGTCAGACGAATTAAAGTCAGATGGGATAAATCCATCACAGAGAAATTAAGTGCACTCAAAATTGATTCTGTGACGTATAACATTACTCGCATTTATACGAATCCCGATACAAGAGAAATGGAGCTGAGTTTAGCTTATGTCTATTAGCTTTGATAAATTGAAAACAGCTCTGAAATCAACGAAGTTACCAGTGTTCAGAGACAAAGCCAGATTAGGAACGATGTATCCATACATCGTGTACTCAAATGTGAGTAACAGTAAAAAAATGGCATCCGGTAAAGTCTATAAAAAATTAACGTATTATCAAATTTCTTTTTTCACACTTGGAACAGAACGGGATTTATCTGTTATTGAAGAAGCATTACAAAATGCTGGTATTCCATATTCAGATTTTACAGGTATACAAGGTGATGAGAACGACGATACCGTAACCAACTATTACACATATGTGAGGTGTGTGGAAAATGCCAAGTAATAAGAATGGTTTTTCTGAAATATCGGATTATTTAGGAAACCTTTCAAAAGTTGATCCGAAAAAATTATCGTTGGAATCTTTAGAAGAAGCAGCTAACTTTTATCTAAAGCAGTTGCTTCCTAATATTCCTAAGTCGCTCTTAAAAAAGAAACATATGCGCGATCAAATAAAAGTAGTCGTTGAAAACGATCAAGTAAAAGTCCAATTTGAAGATACAGCCTTTTATTGGCGTTTTGCTGAAAATGGGACAACAAAGCAACGCGCTCAACATTTTGCAAGTGGAACATATGAGCAAAATAAGCAACAGATTGAAGAAATTATGACAAAGAAAATTATTAAAATGTGGGAAGGATGATCTAAGTGGGAAAGCAAGATACTTTCTATTTTGAAGGATTAGACGATATATTGATTGGTATGATGGCTACTCCTGATGCTGTTGGAGAAGCACCAACTTATAGCGAGATTGTTCGTTTGCCAATTGCTACAAAATTAGGAATAAAGGGAAATGGAACAGCTCTTGAAAAATGGGCATCTAGTAAAATGTTTCGGCGTGTAAGTCGAGAAACAAAACATGAGTTAGCTCTGGATCATGTAGGAATTCCAATTGCTGTTATGGACGAATTGAAAGGTTTGATTGCTGAAAGTGGTGTAACCTTTGGTAAAAATACTGCTCGTGAATTTCCTTATTTCGCATTTGGTTTTATTGGAAATATTGAAAACGGTGGAAAGAAAGCTGTTTGGTATCCCAAAACACAGTTGTCCAATGTTATTGATGAAGAATATGCTACTGCTGATGATGAAACGAAAATTGATGATGTAACTGCGAACTTCATTTCATCTGGATTGAAGTATAACAACGTAATGTATTCAAGCTTTGATTCAAATAGAGACGGAGCTTCTCTAGAATTATTTAATAAATTCATTGCTCAACCTGTATACGATGAAGAACAGTGGAAAACATTGGCTAAAGTTGGAGGTGCAGGCTAATGGCTCGGTTATCTGATTATGGAATTAACGTTGAAGACTTAAAAAATTCTGCTACTGTCACTATTCAAGGTGTAGAATTCCCTATCTCATTTACTATGCAAACAATGGAATTTATAGCAGATGTATATGGTGGAGATTATTCGCAATTCGAATCTGATATGAATGCCATGCTATACAAAAAAGAAGGAAAAATTTCTTCTGCTAACTTATCGCCTAGTGACTTAAAAATCATGCGTGCCTTGATTTATGCAATGTTGCGCACTGGTGGTTTAGAGGAAGATCCAGAAACTATTTTTAAATTCTTAGGAATGAGTGGAGAGGTGTTGTCTGCTTATAGTACCTGTATGGAAATTTTTGCTAGCCAGACATTTCAGGTGGAAGACCTAAAAAAATCCAAGAAGCCACAAGACTTTCAAAAAGCGCAAGCAAAAAGAAAGAAAAACAAAAAGAATCGGAAGAGATAGGAACTCCTTGGAGTTTTTATATTTACGTTGCTCTCACTCTATTGAATTGGAGTGAGAGTTTCTTTTTAAAGTCTACACCTAACTTGTGGCTCAAATCTTATTTACAGTGGTTACAACAAAACACCGATTTTGAACCACCTCAATCTGTAACTATGGATAAATCGCCTTGGTGGTAGAAAGGAGCGCTAAGATAAATGGCTGGTAAAGAATCTGATGTCGTTCTTAATTTTAAAACGAATGGCGAAGTCAGTTATTCGAAAACAATCAAAGAAATCAACAAAGAAATGAACTTAGCCGCTGCCGAGTACAAAAACCAAGTGTCTGCGATGGACAAGGATGCAACTCAAACAGAAAAATTGCGAGCGGCTAAACAAAAATTAGAAAAACAATTAGGATTGGCTGAACAACGATCTCAAATGCTGAGAGAGGAATATGAAAAATCTGTCAAAGAAACCGGCGAATATTCTGCTGAATCAGAAAAATTATATAAGCAATTGCTTAATTCGGAAACTGGAGAAAATAAGCTTCGTACAGCATTGGAACAGACAAACGATGCATTAAAAGAACAAGGTGATGTTTCTGTAGATACAGCGAAAAAGCTTCAAAAAATAGAAGAAACCGGGGAAAAGATAAAAGGCGTTGGTGAAAAAATGTCTGTCGGTGTGACGGCGCCGATTGTAGCAGCAGGTGCAGCTGGTCTTGCCGCATTTGGTGAAGTAGACGAAGCTCTCGATACTATCATCACTAAAACAGGAGCGACAGGCGAGCAAGCAGATAGGCTTTCTCAATCCTTCAAAAATGTTGGTTCGAATACTCATTTACCATTGCAAACTGTTGGTGAAGCAATCGGCGAAGTCAATACCCAGTTCGGCTTTATGGGCAAGCAATTGGAAGATTCAACCAATTATCTCCTACAGTATGCTGAAATCAATGATACAGATGTTTCTCAATCAGCAATATCTGCTCGACAAGCTATTGATGCTTATGGACTAGAATATGATGATTTGAATTCTGTCCTTGATGTAACAACGAAAACATCGCAGAATACTGGTCAATCTGTAGATGACTTGATGCAAAAAGCAATTGATGGCGCACCACAAATTAAACAATTAGGATTGAGCTTTGGTGAAGGGGTCACTTTACTTGGACAATTTGAGCAATCTGGTGTTGATTCAAGTGCAGCTTTAAGTAGTTTATCTAAAGCAACAGTGGCTTATGCGAAAGATGGAAAATCTTTAAGTCAAGGACTAGGAGAACTACAAGACAAGGTAAAAAATGCAGGTTCTGAAACAGAAGCCATCAATGCAGCAGCAGAAGTATTCGGAACTAAAGGCGGTCCTAGAATGGCCGATGCAATTCGTAGAGGTACTTTGAACCTGGAAGATTTAGCAAAAACTGCTGGAGAAAGTGGGGGCGCTGTAGGAGACACATTCGATGCTACTCTCGATCCAATTGATCAAGCCGATCAAGCTATGAACAATGCAAAATTAGCAATGGCTGACGTAGGAGAATCAGTCCAAGTAAGCCTTTTGCCTTTTTTTGAAAAAGCAACTTCCTTATTACAGGAATTCTCTAAATGGTGGGGGTCTCTAGATCAAGATACAAAGAATTGGATCATAACAATTGCTGGGATAGCGGCAGCAGTTGGACCAGTACTAATCGTTCTTGGTTCACTTATGGGATCTGTTACAAAAATTGTCGGTGGTATCAACAGTTTCATAGGAATTTGGCAAAAGATGTCTGTGTTTCTCGCTGCAAATCCGTTTGTCTTAGTGATTGCTGGTATAGCATTATTGATTGCTGGATTTGTTTTGGCTTATAACAAAGTCAAATGGTTTCGAGATGGTGTCAACGCATTCTTTCAAGGCATATCAGATATAGCTGTTCAAGTATTCAATTTTCTAGGTGGCTTTATCGGTGGTGTATTCGGTGGAATCATAGCAAACTTCAATAACTACTTTAATGCTGGCAAAAGAATATTTAACGGATTTCTAGATTTTATTACAGGAGTATTCACTGGTAACTGGTCGAAAGCATGGGAAGGTGTCGTGAATATTTTTGGAGGTATATTTGATGGGATTGTGGCAATTGCAAAAGCACCAATTAACGGTCTGATTGGATTGATCAATGATTTTATTGGTCTAGCAAACAAAATTAAAGTGCCAAAAGGAGTTCCAATCGTCGGAGGAAAAGGAATTCATTTTGATAAAATTCCTTATCTGGCTAAAGGCGGTCACTTAATCAATGGGCAAGCAATTGTTGGTGAAGCTGGACCTGAGTTACTGACTGCCAAGAATGGTAAAACCACAGTTACTCCATTATCAGACGAAGAAAAACGCAAAGGAATCAGCGGAAGAGTTTCCGGAGGTAGCATTGAACAGCATATACACATTGGCAAAGTCGATGCAAACAATCCATCTGAGTTAGATCGTATGAATCGTAAATTTGCTAAAGCAAACCAACAGGCTATTTATGATTTGGGGGGTGTTCCTATTTGAGTCGACAATTTATGAATCCAGATGAACCAAATTTTATTTGGAAAAATCGGAATGCAGTAATTGATATGGATTGCATCATTGAGGTAGAGCTTCCAGATATTATGCCGAACAAGCGATACGAAACTTACACGATTCAGGGCCGAAGCGGAGAATTGACGGAGACGTTTGATGATTATGAACCTTTTGATTTGGAAATAGAAGGGATCACTATCCCACATTCGAAACTGAGGGAAGTCAAACGATGGCTTACTGGTAAAAGCCAATTAATCACTCATAATGATCCAGACAAGTATCTAGATGCTATCTGCAGCATGGATAAAGAAGTCCCATTCGAAAACGAGTGGGGCTTCTTTTATACATTCGATGTTACTTTTCGTTGTCAGCCACTCAAAAGAAAAATCGGTGAAGCACCTAAAATTTTTCATTCTAGTGTTATGGATATTTTTGATCATGGTGACGAAATTGCACATCCTTATCTGGAAATAGAATCGAACGGAGGAGATATTACGATCGCTGTCGGTGACAAAAGCCTAACAATACTTAATACTTTAGCTGCAACAATCGTGGTTGATACTCAGCTTGGGAAAGCAATACAAGAAGGTTTGAATTTATTTACGCGTGGTGATTGGCCAGTATTGCAGCCTGAATGGAATCAGGTAAAAGTATCCGGAAAATTTAAAGAAGTGCGGTTTTGGAATAGGAGTGTGTATCTGTGACACAAGAATTTATTTATGCTTACAAAAAAATGCCAGATGATTTGAGTGTTAACGGAGCGTCGTTGGTTGACTGGGAAGATTTGCCAGAAATCAATCGTGTATTAAATGGTCAATATCGTTTTTATGGTAACTATTCACGAGGCGGTCAGTATCGGTCTTACTTAAAAAAAGGAAATTTCATAAAAGCGAAGGTACCAGATGGATCATGGCAATACTTCGAAATTTACAATATCAAAAAGAATTTGACATCCGTTTCTGTGACAGCCAGACATATTGGTTTTATGGCCAATAAAAACTTTATCGTTAAGTCATTCACGGATAACGGCAACGGTTCTCAAATCATGACCAATCTTAAAAACAGTTTGGCATTTGATCAAAAATTCAACTATCTGTCGAATGTAGGTACAACGCACCAATTTACAGCAAGACAAGTCGCACCAGTTGAAGCGATTATCGGTTCAAATAACGGTAATCAAAATTTGACTGGCGTGACTAGCGCGGAACTTGATATGGATAACTATGATTTGAAACTGGTAAAACAGATTGGATCAGATAATGGTTTTCGGATTGATTTTGGCATCAATTTAGAAGCAATCGAAGAAGAAATTGATGAAGAATCAATTGTCAATAGTTTGTATTTGGTTGGCGGGGTTCCTGATAACGATTATGATGAAGACAAAGAACCTATCGAATATGGTTATTTAGAAATTGATGGAGTAACCAACGAGAATCGACGTATTGCCAAGCGTGAAAACGGAGATTGTAAAACAGTTGATGAATTGATCAAATGGGGCAAAACCTTATTTGACAATGATCGTATCCATGAGCCAAAAGCTACTCATACAGTCAGCATGGTGGCGTTGGAACACACACTCGAATACGGTGAGATGTATCAAGAGCTAGCGTCTTTACACTTTGGTGATGTCGCTCATGTTAGGGCGAAAGAGCTAGATATCGAGATAAAAGAGCGTATGGTCGAATACACTTATTTCCCAACGCTTGGGAAATATAAGGATATTGTTTTAGGTAATGATTTATCACTGTACACTTCGGCAGTAAATACTCAAGCACAAGAATTGAAAAAGAAAATCGACAATCGAACAGAAACGTTAGTTCAAAATGTGTTGAATGCGACGGCATGGATCACTGGTAATTCTGGTGGGCATGTCGTTTTTCGCCCAGAAAAAGCTCCATCAGAGATTCTTATTATGGATACTTCCAATGTAGCGAATGCGAAGCGTGTGTGGCGTTGGAATTTAAATGGCTTAGGTTATTCAGACGATGGAGTAAATGGCCCATTCGGTATCGCAATGACGTCGAAGGGTGAAATCGTAGCTGATTTCATTAAAGTTGGGATTATTAATGCAGAAGTTCTTGAAAGCTCAATTAATGATCTAGGTGATGTGCTAAAAATTGTCAAAGGTACGTTACAAATTTGGAATGATAATAAAAAAATCATGGAACTAACCAAGAAAGGAATGGAGTTCTGGAACACCAAGGAATCTATCGGCACAATTGGTACGACTGATTCTGCAGGCAATCCTTTTCCTGGCGCATCCACTCCTACACCGTTAGAAGATAATTCGTTAGTCATTCGAACAAACGGCGATGGAAAATATATTCTCATTTCACCAAAAGAAGGAAAAGGTTGGGTAATACTTGGGAATGGAACTTCTATATTATTTGGAAGTTTAAACCTACAGGAAAAGCTAAATGCCTTTGGTGATGCGGAATTTATGAAAAATGTCAATATACGCGGAAAACTTACAATTAATGGGCAAGAAGTATTTCCTGGACAAGGGGGAAGTGGGAATAACGGCGGGGGAAGTTGGAATGGCATGTACCCACCAGAGGTTACCAGTCAAGCGGACAAATTTGCTTGGGAGCTATGGGTTATGCTTCTTTCTAGAGGTTATTCCAAAGCATCCATTGCTGGAATCCTTGGAAATGTTCAAGGAGAAGCCGGTGCTGCAATGAATCCAGATATTGCACAAGTTGGCGGTCCAGCCTATGGAATCGTTCAATGGGATGGTTCAGCATATCCTTTGGTTCCTCCAGCAACATGGGATGGCAGGACTTATGTTCAAAACCTGATGAGAGCTGCAGGAATTACAGAAGATTATCGAACAATGTCAGCTCAAGGAAAGTTATTAGATTGGACAATGTATAACGGTCAATGGTTAGGAATTGTTCAACCGGCAAGTGTTTCTGGATTTAAAGCAATGACTGATCCAGCAGCTGCTGCTTATACATTTGAACGAAACTATGAAAGACCAGCCACAACTCATCCAGAAAGACAAGGATGGGCAGTTAATTGGTATAACAGATTCAAAGATCTTCAAGTCCCATCTGCTGGCAGTATTCTCAGTACAGCCAAAAGCTTGATGGGTTATTTCCATTACTCGCAACCGTTACGTTGGAATTTTGGTAGCGTCGAGAATCCTGATCGTAATGGGTATGCTGACTGTTCTTCTTTTGTTTGGTTAGCTTTGACAAAAGCGGGATATAAAACCGCAACACGTGGAACTCTGTGGTATACAGGCTCAATGTCTGCAGATGCAAGAGGAGCACGTCAGTATCTTACTGAAATATCCCCAAATGAAGCGAAAGCCGGAGATATCATCATTGTTAATTTAGGTGCAGGTGCTGGTAATGATGGACATACCGCTATTTTAGCAGAGGATTGGAAGGGATATAGCACTTCTATTGTTGAAATGGGCGGTATGAATTCCAATGGTGTTGGTATCGGTCGCGTCGATTGGTCTTTCGGTTATTTGTTAAACGGTGGCGATGTTTGTCTTGCCAGAGCGAAGAAATAGAGGTGATTTTGTGATCGAAGAAAAAGGATTAAATCATTTGAAAAGTTTGTTGAATCAACCTATCGGAAATCATCAATGTTATGCATTATCTGCGGAATATGCCGGTGTGATGATTGGACCTGACATGGGGGCGGGGACTAAATATGAGATCAAAGTACGTCATGGCAATGTATTTTCCGCTGCTGAAATTGGACGAGCCTATCCATGGTCATTGTATTTATGGACGGTCATCGCTCATCCTGAGTATGACCAGCTAGTTGCTGGCTCAATTATCAATTGGGAAAGAAACGCAAAAATCAGTGATACATTTGAAAGCCATGAATATTACGGCCACACAGGTGTAATCAAAGGCCTAGAAAATGGGCGTATTCAGACCTATGAACAAAATGCAGAATCAGGTGGAATTGTGGCGGAATATGATCGTGAATTTTTCGGATCTGGTCAGATAGCTTCTATTTGTATCCCACCTGATTTTGAGAAAGGAGTGGTAATTAATGGCAAAGTGGAACGTAGTACTCAGCACAACTGAACCTTATAACTATGTCGGTATGATTCAGGTACGGCAAGGTAATAAGAATTCAGAGGTTATGGAAGCAACCATCACTGAAAATGGAATGCCCTATGATCTAACTGGTTGTAAAGTCTATTTTGAATCAGTTGTCGGAGACAAATACCCAGTTCAATTAGGTACTAAAGTCATTGATGCAAAAAAAGGAAAAATCAAATATATTTTTGATAAATATTCCATGCAGTGTTTGCATCGACAAACAGCCAATTTCATTATATTTAAAGGAGAAAACTTGATTGGAACAACTCAAGACTTCTCCTATTTTGTCATCAATGCTGTTTCAAAAACAGAAGGAGAAATGGGTTCTTATTGGCAATCAATTGAAGATTTAATTGCTGATATGACAGATTTTATTAATGAAAATAAAGGCGATTTTACGGACTGGATGAATGAAAGGAAAGAAGAATTTGAACGTTGGAGACAAGAACAGGAACACAGTTTCCAAGATTGGAGAGAAGGACAAGAATCAGACTATTTGGCATGGTTTGAATCAATCAAGGATATTTTAAAGACGATTGATCCAGGTGGAGTCATGTTAGCCGAATTAATGGATGCACGTGTTGATATTCAAGGAGTTCGTCATGCGTCTATTTCAGAGCGCTTGCTGGCAGATATGGATTATCTATATCAGAAATTACGAGCAACACTTTTCACGATTGAATATGGTGAGATTGAAGTGACTGATATTTTGCAGGATGATCTCTTTTCAGATAATCACGAAGTCGAAAAAGTTGGAACTGTAGAATTCCCGATTGAAGAAGGAGCCTTGATCATCGCAACCGTTGATGATCCAAAGCAAAATGTGTTCACTCTTGAGAAAGTCGGGGTGATCTAATGGCTAAAACTAAACGAATGATGGAAACGGATGAAAAAACAGGTGTACAACGCCAATTCTTTCCAATTACACATGTTTCTGCAGTTTTAGGCTTAGAAAAAATGATATCAGGACAATCAAAAGTTCTTTCGGTTAATGGTAAATATGGTGCAGTCATTTTAACGAAAGCTGATTTAGGATTAGAGAATGCAATTACTGAACTACCTTATGCAAGCGAGACAAGCGATGGTATTCTTACTGCTGAAATGTTTCAAAAGATCGTAAATGGAGAAGGTGGAACATATATTTTGCCGATTGCTACTCCTGAACAATTAGGAGGTATAAAAGTTGGGGAACTCTTAGAAGTTACTGAAGAAGGTGTTTTATCTGCAACTAAGCAAACAGACTTCAATTTCTCTGAAGAATTAAAGGGAAAATTAGAATCTCTAAAAATATTAAAAGCAGGTGCAAATATATCAATTGCAGAAGATGGAACAATTAGTTCTACAGGTGGTAGTGGGACTGGTGGTGTTAATCAGTCATATGTAGATCAAAAATTCCAAGAAGCTGTAAATCAAGCAAAAAATTACACAAACGAAAGAATTCCAAATTTTACTTTTGAAAAAATCGGGGAGGTATAGAAAATGACAGATATCGTAAAAATAAAACAAAGCGGTGTACAGGTTTATCCACAAACTCATTGGAATGCTATAGAAGGCAAACCAACAACGGTGAAGGGAGATAAAGGCGATCCTGGCCAAGCAGCAACAATTACCATAGGAACCGTTTCTAGTGGTTCAACCGCTTCTGTTACGAATGTAGGAACATCATCTGCAGCTAGATTTAATTTTGTTTTACCAAAGGGAGATAAAGGTGATCCTGGAATAAATGCCACAACTACAGCTGTAGCTACAACTACAGCAAATGGGTTGATGTCGTCCACAGATAAAACTAAGTTGGATGGAATTGCAGCTGGAGCACAGAAAAATCCAGGTAATGCTACAACTACGACAGCAGGTTTAATGTCAGCAACTGACAAAGCTAAACTCGATGGATTAGCCAATATTACATTTGAGAAAGTGGGGACGGTTTAATGGCTGATATTGTGCAATTAAAAGAAGACGGAGTTGCCAAATATTTAAAAACTCATGCCAAAGGAATTGATGGTGTGGAGGGTGTTTTAGTAAAAGCCACAGGTAATGAAACGGTCTTAGGAACGAAAAATTTTAAAGACGGATTGCAATTCAATGGATTGCCTGTGCAAGCAGGTATGATCGAGCGAGCTATCACACTAGCTGATCGAAGTGATACAACAAACGTAACTGATGTGAATGGAAAAATAATCAGAATCGGAAACATCGTATTTCTTACTTTTAATTTTAAATGTGGCACATGGCCCGGAGGATCAGAAACTCGTTGGATTTTAAGAATCCCAGACGGTTATAAACGCGATCAAGGCTATCCAGCGCAAACCGCGCTTTCACTAGTTAGAAATGCAAGTCAGCCAGCGGATGCACGTGCATTCATTGATCAAAATAGCATCATACAAGCCAAATCAGGTTCAGGTAGTTCATATATTTCAGGTATGTGGATCACTCGAGATCCTTGGCCGGCTTAACAGATTACTAATTGGAGGAAGAGTAAAATGAAAACAATTTATAAAGTATTATATCCACTAGGTTACGAAGAACACGAAGTAGAGGATAATTTCCCAACTGGTTTACCTTTTGTAGAAGTTCCACCTATTTTGTTTGAGAAGAAGGAAGATGAGACGGATGAAGCTTTCGGAAGAAGACAACAGTCGCAATTCTTTAACTTCACTGAAAATAAGTGGGAAGAAGCAGTTACACAAGATTATTCAAAAAAATTAGAACTACTAGAAAATTTATCTATAGGTTTACAGGTAGATAATGCTGCATTGAAAAAAGCAAATGAAGAGCTTACTACAAAAGCAGAAGGACTAGCACAAATTAATTCGAAAACCATGCTGACATCCCTTCAAAACACAAAAGACATTGCTACTATCAAAGAACAACTTGACGGAGGAAAATAATATGTATTCTTATGATGATATCAAGATGATGTTTGACTGGAATTGTTTTACTGCTGACCAAGTTCGACAATTCGTTCCACTATGCATTACAGACGAAGAAGCAGAAAAAATCATTAACAAAGAAGAGAGCGCATCTTAATTGATGTGCTTTTTATTTTGATTCAAGGAGTTGTCACATGATTAATTTAGGGGAATGGGGAGCGATAGCAGGATCAATAACCGCTATCGTTTCTTTGATTTTATTAGTAATAAAACCAATTACTGCATCTTTCTCGAAGATTACTGAGACTCTTTCAAAAGTAAGCCACAATTTAGATTTGCTGACTAAAGATTTAGAATCGAGCAAATCAGATCGAATGACGATTCATGAAGAACTAAAGAAACACGATGAAAGATTAGATACACATACAGAAAAATTGGTAGAACACACGCAACAAATCAAAACTTTATTTAGGGAGAGAAGAAAATGAATAATAAAACGTTCGAAGTACTAAAATGGTTCGCACTGGTAATTATTCCCGCACTAGCTACTTTCGTGGGGTTAGTTGGTAAAGCGCTCAATTGGCAGTACACAGATATCTGTGTTGTCATCATTACTGGTTTTGGCGCGTTTTTAGGGAGTGTGTTGGGTGTATCAAATCGAACCTACAAAATGTTCTCGGCTGAAAGCGAAGAAGGAGGAAACAAATGAAAAAGAAAATTACTATTACTGCGATGAGCCTGTTAACGGCTCTTTTTTTATTACCCATTAATACGTTTGCTTATACTATTAATGACGAGTATAATTTAGCGCCGAATCAAGGAGACTCCAGATTAGCAATTCCTAACAAAATTATTTTGCACGAAACTGGAATAGATGCACCAGCAAGAAACGTAGCCGCCAACATGAAAAATAATTATAACGGAAGCAATCCTTATACTACAGATGTTATTGGTGACGGTGGGATTGTTTACCGTGTGGGTGAGCAAGGATATGTTTCGTGGGGAGCTGGTAACGCTAATCCTTATGCGCCTGTACAGATTGAATTACAGCGCACATATGATAAAGCATTGTTTGAAAAAAACTATCGAGCTTATATTGAATATACAAGAGATAGTGCAAAAAAATATGGAATTCCATTGACTCTTGATCAAGGAACTTCTTTATTTACAAAAGGAATCATTTCTCATTTGTGGGTGACAAATTATGTTTGGGGGAACCACACAGATCCATATGGTTACTTATCGCAAATGGGAGTTAGCAAAGAAAAGCTTGCTTATGATTTAGCTCATGGATTTACAGATGACAATCCGACAACTTCAGATGATAAACCAGTCATTGATCCAACTAGAGCAGGTGCTGCAAATCCTACGCTGACAGATGGAACAAATTACGCCCACATTGATCAGTTCGGAGAAATCGAAAACGCAAACTTACACGTCGCTGGATGGCACATTGCTAACTATAAATACGAGTATATTTTCATTATGGATTACAATACTGGGAAAGAATTAGCTAGAGTAAAAGCTGATGGAATTTATAGACCGGATGTAAATCAAGCGTATGGGACATCTGGAAATGTTGGCTATCATGTATCTTTTAACATGCGTAACTTCCCTAATAAGAAAGTCTATGTCATGATGCGGGCAACGAATGATCCAGAAGGAAACACTAAAGGCGGTGCGCAAGATTTCCATGACAAACGTTGGTATTTAAATATTCCTAAACGATAA